GGCACCGTTACAAAAGCCACTATGCCACCCTGCTGAACTGGTGGCGAAAGGATGGACAGCCTGTGAAAAGGACGCCTGCTCCGCGACGGATGAAGCCGGACGCCGGGCGAGAAATAACGCCTGATATGACGGCAAGGGAGATATTCTAAATGCAGAGTACGGAAATGAGCGTGATAGGCAGCATCCTGATGGAGCCTGCGTTTTTGGGAATTGCCCGCGGGATGCTGTCGCCCCGGATGTTTGAAGACGAAAGGCTGGCACGGGTTTTTTCCTGCGCGCTGAAGCTGGCGAAAGCAAATTTGCCCGTGGATGCCGTGACCGTAACGGACAAGCTGGGCACTGAATATGGGCCGCTGATTGTGGAGTGCGCACAGATGGTGCCGACGGTAAGCGAAGGGAATTTTGCCGTATATGCAGGGGCAGTGCTGGACGCATGGCGTGAACGTGAGATACGGGCCGCAGCGCTGGAGATAGCCACGGGCGGCCAGACAGCGGACGACATGACGGCCAGACTGGCAGAACTTTTGAAGCGGCAGTATGACATCACCAGCAAGGTGCGGCGAGGCACGGAATGCACATTTCTGGAGGCTGTGGGGGAAACATACAAAAACCTGTTCGCGCCGGACACAAGCCTGAAAATAGAGCGCGGGGCATTTGGCATGCTGTGCGACGTGCTGGGCGGATTGCAGCGCGGCGGTGTGTATGTGATAGCAGCGAGGCCGGGCGATGGGAAAACAGACGTGGCCTTACAGTTGGCGGTGACACTGGCGAAGGATTACCGCGTGGACTACCGAAGCCTGGAAATGAGCACAGAGCAGTTGACGCACCGCATTTTGTCCAGAGCGTGTATTATCAACAGCACGAGATTTCGCGACCACCAGATAAATGAGAGCGAACAAAAACGCATTGGCATGGTGGTAGACGCCATGAAGGGCCTGCACCTTGTGATGGACGACACGGGAAGCATTTCGGCGGAGGACGTGGAAGCGAAGCTGGCGGCCTCGAAGCCGGACGTGATGTTTATCGACTATTTGGGGCTAATGAAGGGCGACACGAGCGGCAAGAAGCCTCTGTGGCAGGTAACGGGCGAGACGATGCACGCGCTGAAAGCCTCGGCAAAGCGGCACAATGTAGTGATTGTGGCGTTGGTACAGCTTAATAGGGCGGTAGACAAGCAAAAGGCTCCGACACTATCCGACCTACGGGGAAGCGGAGACATTGAAGCGGATGCAGACGCGGTTTTGTTCATGAGGCCGGAAAAGAGCGAGGATTTTTTGAGCGGCGATGATTACTGGCCTGTGCAGGTGATTTTAGCAAAGAACAGGCATGGCGGTGTGGGGTGTGTAGAATACCACTGGCAGCCGCAGTATCACCGGTATTTACCGCTTGCGAAAGGAGAGAAAACATGAAAATTGTACTGAAGGGCGTTCCGCCGAGCCTGAACCGGTTTGCGGGAAGAAAAAACACATGGAAATACCGGGATGCAAAAAAGCAGTGGAGCGATGCTGTGTACATAGCCTGCATGGCGCAGAGGCCATACGAGACGCTGGAAAGGGCCATGGTGCGCATAGACTACTATTTTCCCGACAGGCGCAGGCATGATGCAGATAACTACGCGGGAAAGTTCCTGCATGACGGGCTGACACGCGCGAAGGTGATACAGGATGATGATTTTGCGCACTTATGTACTGCGGTGCACGGGCATGTGGACAGGGATAACCCGCGCACAGAAATTACGGTTGTGAGGATGGTACAGGAATGAGTGTACAGGAGATAGCAGCGCGTGAATATCTGGCGGGAAATGCGCTTGGCAAGGTGGCGCAAAAGTACGCTGTGAGCATGGAAGCTGTGCTGGAAGCCGCAGCCAAAATTCCACGGCAGAAGGTGCATGCGAAAATGCCCCGGAAAGGTGGCGCGAATGTAATAACGCAGACCAACATCTGCATGGAATGCGCCAAAGCCTGCGGCGGGTGCAGCTGGACGGCAGTAGCGGCAGACGGAAAAACACTACTGTGGAAGCCAGTAGACGGCTGGACGGCAACACCTGTCAAAATCAATGTGAGGGCAGAGGGCGGCAAAGTGCGGGAAATCGAATCGTACCACATCACAGCGTGCCCGGAGTTCGAGAGAGGATGAAGATGGAAACCAAAAAGCTGATACATAAAATCATCACTGCACAAGCCCCGAAAGGACGGCCCAAGCGGCAGAAATGCCCCGGCTGCATATGGGGCAATAAGGTGTCTGGCGTATGCACGCAGCCTCGGTGTATTAAGGGATTGGAGAACAAGTCATGGGAATAAAGTGTAAACTGTATCATGATAATTTTCAGAATTTCAAGCGGTACAATATTCCGAAAGCACAACTGATTATTGCAGATATTCCGTACAACATAGGAAAAAACTTTTATGGCTCAAATCCGATGTGGTATGTAGGCGGGAACAATAAGAATGGAGAAAGCAAACTTGCAGGGAAAGCAGCTTTTAATACAGATGTCAATTTTAACATTGCGGAATATTTCCATTTCTGCAATAGGCTACTAAAGAAAGAGCCGAAAAAAAGTAATGGAAGGGGAAAATCTTCGGATGCCCCCTGTATGATTGTATTCTGTGCGTTTGAGCAAATAGAAGTGGTGCGACGGTATGCGGAAAAACACGGGTTTGCACACTGCATCCCGCTGGTGTTCTGCAAGAATTACAGCCCGCAGGTATTAAAGGCAAACATGCGGATTTGTGGCGCGACCGAGTATGCGCTTGTATTGTACAGGGACAGGCTGCCGAAATTCCGTAACGGAGGGAAAATGGTATTCAACTGGTTCCCGTGGCAAAGGGATAGTGCGCGTGAATATCCGAAAATCCATCCGGCACAAAAGCCGGTTGGTGTTCTGAAAAGATTGATTGAGCTATTTACTGACCCTGGGGATGTAATAATTGACCCGTGCGCAGGAAGTGGGGCAACGCTACGAGCAGCGGCTGAGTTAGGGAGAAATTCGTATGGATTCGAAATGGACAGGAATTTCTATAAAAAGGCACTAAGCGAAATGATACCCGAAGAAATTTTGCAAGTATTACATCCATACACATTGTATGACATGGTAGGAAGTGATTTTGTTGGATAACATCAAACGCGCCCTTCTTGTGCCAAGAACACGATGGAGTATTTGCAAAACAAGCAAGATTTTGAGGTTTACAAAGCCGATGTGCTCCGCTGGGACATGGCAAAGCGTGAAAAGGCATTGAAGTGCCGGGAGTGCGAATACCGAAAAAAGTACATGGAAGAGGAGGCTCAACTGTGAAGAGGGAAACAGCCGCAGAATGGTTTGAAACACATATGCCGACCGGGAAAGTGAAGCCGGTACAAAAACAGGCATATTTGATGGCCCTCGCCGCCCTCCGCCCCGTCAGCCAGGAGCAGGTGGAACAACTGTGGCCAGGGTGCGATTTCTGCAAAAAAGAATTGAACGATTATCCTTTGATTACCGCAATAGGGGAATACGGGGATAGCATAAACAGCTACATGCCGGGCTATTGCCCTTTATGCGGACGCCCCCTCACCCCAGAGGCGTGGGAAGAAACAAGAAAAAGAATGGATGTGCTGAAGTGTGAATAAGGACGAGTTTGTTTTTTTGATAGGTCAAGATGTAGTTGTAGACTATCCGTTTGGCAGGGAATTGCAACAGTGGAGTATGAAGAACTTTTACGTCGATGATAACGGCGAAATTAAACACAATCGTCTGCCACTTAATATGGATGTGTTTATCGCCAATGCACGGAATCCTCATAAGGGTACAGCAACGCATGGCTAAGGGGGACTGAACGGTGGCTGAAGAAATCATAAAGGTGATTGAGTACATAACCGGGAATGAGATAGTCCAAGGGCTGGCAATAGCCTATGTGGTATTTGGAGCTCTTGTATTTTTAGGCGTAGTGACAATCTTTATTTTTGTTATCAGACAAATTGCGAAAACCAACCGGAAGTGGAGGCGCTGAAAGATGGCAAGGGCGATTGATGCGGACGAATTGCAAGAACTGTGCAACAGGAGAATCCGGGATACATGGAATAGCAGAAGCGCTCCTGTATCATGGGCGGCGGCTTATGCAGATTTCAAGGATGATATAGACAGCATTCCAACCATCACCCCGCCGAACGAGCCGCTAAGGTGTACCGGATGCATGTACCTTGATGCAGACTCTGCCCCATGTGTGCATTGTGTCAGAGCGACAAGATATGCAGACTATTACCGCCGCCCGCCGGAGGGAGAAAAGCAATGAAAGTACCTGAATATATCCGACACAAAATGCACCGAGCTGCGAAGCTGCACGCAGAGGCATCAAACCTTATGCACCAAGTAGACAAATGGTTTGAAGACCGAGGTTATACTCCAGAGAATTTGCGTTGTGGTGACGGCTTCAGTCTCGAAGAATTAGATTACGGGAATGACGTTGCCGACTTATTTTGCGAACGAATTGAAGCAGGGGAGTTCTTAGGAGCGCTGGAGAGAAAGGAGAACAAATGAAAGGTTGCAAGAATTGTCCGGCTTACGCAAAATGCACGGTAACATATCGAGGTTCAGCCTGTACCGCCCTGCGTGGTACATACGGCCTTGACAGCGACCCGGAGATTATTACCAACGGCGACCGCATCCGGGCCATGAATGATGAAGAGTTGGCTTGGGAGCTAATGACTTGGAGATGTGAAGCAGTAGCGAAATTTCATGGTATTGAGGGCATTTATCCTGATACGCAGAAAACGATTTTAGATTGGCTCCAACAGCCAGTGGAGGAGGAAACCTGATGGACATTAAAGATAAGCTGGACATAAATGCAGTTTGCTTTGGGATTCTTTGCAATTTTCCACCTGTATGTGGAGAAGAAAAAGCAAAAGAGGCAGTTGCGCTTATCCGTTCGATTCAAACTGAACATGAGAAGCTGCAGGCGGAAGTAGAGCGGCAAAGGAGGAGCGCAGACAATTGGCGGCACCTCTGCGAAAATGCAGAGCGAGCATATATAAAAGTCCAGACTGAGTTGGAGCAGGTGAAGCAGGAGAATAACAAGCTGGAACGTTTTTTAGGAGAGCTTGAGGGGGCGGTTTATACCGAACAATATTTTCATTTACGGCCCATGATTGAAAAGTGGCACGGCCAGAAGGAGGACTGAATATGAAACGGTTGACTAAAAAAGAACAACTTGCCGGCCATACTGTAAATTATGTCGACTGCGATGCTTGTTTTGACGTATGGAGCGTACCGAAAAAGTTTATGGGTAACGCCATTGACCGTCTCGCTGCATACGAGGACACGAAACTGGAGCCGGAGGAAATCAAAAGCCTACAGGCAGAATATGCCGTCAATCTCAAAGTGCTAGAGAGCTATCGCAGCATTGGTTCTGTTGACCGCCTCCGCGAACTGGCCCAGGCAGATAAAGAGGGGCGGTGCGTAGTACTTCCATTCAAGCCTCCGAGATGGGTGTATATGTGCAGTGCGCGCTTTCCAAAACCGGCACAGGCCCATTATGCAAGCGCCATCAATGTTTTACAGGATATGGACAAAGGGTGTGTATTTGGGGATACCCCAGAAGAGGCCGAGGCCGCACTACGGAGGAAACAAAATGGCTGAATACATCAAAAAATCTGACGTACTGGCATACCCTATCCGGCGTGATAATTACGATAAGGTCAACGGTAACGAACATTTTATCAACGGCGTGGAATCTGTCATGGAATACGTGGAAGGGCTGCCCGCCGCCGACGTGGAAGAGGTAAGACACGGACAATGGATTTCAGAAGCATGCGAAAGCGTGAGCAAAAGAAAACGCCTAATTAAATATAGAGTGCATTCGTGTTCTTTGTGTGGCAGAAGTAACGGACGAATCAAGAAAAGGTACTGCCCCAACTGCGGCGCTCGCATGGACAAGGAGGCTGAGTAATGAGGCTGGGTGATTTGGATGCGCTGAAAAAGCAAATGTGCGAGTTATGCAATCAGGACTATTCAGATGAACCGTGTGAGCCGAGCGATTGCGTATTTTACAATGCTATTGAGACCGCCCCCGCCATCGACGCTGTGCCTGTGGTCATGTGCCGGGAGTGCATATACTGGACGGGGGTTGCACTTGGTATGCGCTGCAAATTGTACTCATTCCCTCCAAATGTCTGGCTGTGTAGTAAACCGGATGATTTTTGCAGTAAGGGGCAGCGAGAGGAGGCCGAACATGATAAACACCCATCCAACCCGGTGTAACATTTGTGGTGGCCCTGTAACCTACGGCTCAAACGCCCGTATCTATGGCAGAGAATACGGAAGCGGCTATTGCTATCTCTGTGAGCGATGCGGGGCCTATGTGGGGACACATAAGCCCCGTCCACGGGAAGCCCTTGGGCTGCTGGCAAACGAACCGATGCGAACCGGGAAAAAGATGTGTCACGCCATCTTTGACAGCTTTTGGAAAGGGAAACCAAAGGCAGGAAAGAAACGGCGTGACCTCTACTGCTGGCTGGCCCATAAAATGGACATACCAGTGGGGGATTGTCATTTCGGCTACTTCGGTATTGACCAGCTTCGGCGGGCATACATCATCCTTCGAGGTGTGCAGGACAAACAAATGCGCTATGACAACTGCGGAAAAATTTACTTTGAGGAGGAATAAGGCTTGACAAAAAAGGAGTTCCGGGGGCTGTGGGCTGTACCTTTGGACATGGACGCGCGGCGAAAGCGGATAGAGCAGATGCAGGCCATGCTTGACGATGCGCCTGTAGTGGTAGACACGGTGCAAGCCAGCAGCGCGGCCCCGGCATACGGGATGCACACTGTTAAGATAACGGGCATAGAGGCGTCTGGCAGGGCCGAGAGGCGCACTGTACTGGCAAAGCTGCAAGATGATATGGAGCAGCGGAACAGGCAGTACAAAGCCGATTATGCGCAGGCTGTGGAGATGATAGAGGCCATAGAGGACGCAGACCTGCGGACTGCTGTACATATGGTGTGCCTGGAGGGCGAGGGCTGGGAATACCTTGCGGCGCGGCTGGGCAAAACGGGCGATGCGTGGCGCATGCGGGTGGAACGATGGCTG